AAAGCATCTGACCGCCTTACAGCAATGTTTGAAGGAGTTGGTTTAGGAAGTCTTGCTAAATTTATTAACAAGCGAATTATGGAAGATGCTTCTGAGGAAGCAGTACTTCTTGAACTTTACGAACAACCAGAATATCAGTTGCGTTTTCCAGGTATGAAAGCATTACGCGCTAAAGGTAAAACTATTACCGAAGATGAGTACATTAAAAATGAAAAAGCGTTTGAAGCAACTGCTCGCTTTTTTGAAATCCCTGTAGGATTTTATGATACTCCTGATGACTTTGGAAAACTTATTGGAAATCTAGTTTCTCCAAAAGAATACCAAGACCGCTTGCAAGTAGGTCAGGACTTGTCTCGCGCTATGTCTCCAGGTGTCAAGTTACAACTACAAGAACTTTACAATATTGGAGAAGGTGGCATTACAGCCTATGTTCTTGACCCAGATAGAGCATTAGCGATTCTCCAGAAGCAAGCAAAGTCTGCACAGTTTGTTGGCTTTGGTCGTGAAAAGGGCTTTAAGTTAGAAGGCATTACTGCTGCTCAGGCAGAACAGATTGCTGGAACAGAAGCATACGCCAAACTATCAGCACAACAAATGCAGACAGCACTTGGTCAAGCAGCACAATTACGCAAAACTCAATCACGCCTTACAGGAATTGAAGGCGAAGTTTACAATGAGAATGAAGCGTTACAGGCTGTTATCGAAGGAAGCCCAGAAGCAATCCTTGCATCACAACAAAGAGCACAGCGTGAAGGCGCTCGCTTTGGTGGTGGTTCAGGAATTACTGGCTCATCACTTCGTTCAACACCAACAGCAATATAAAAGAATCCCCACCGTGACCGACTAGCCCACGGGGGCGTACAAGTCTAGGAGCAATAGCCAATTTAGTTTCCCCGAACTTCATTGTGGATTGCGAATACAACTACTAACAAGGGAGATAGGCTGATGCCTACAAATTACCAGTTCGATGACGAAGATGACGACACATCAACAGATGTGGTGTCTCAACTCCGTAAGGTAAACCGTGCGCTTGAAAAGCGTACAAAAGAACTAGAACAGGAGTTGGGTGGTCTTAAATCACAGACCCGTCAACGGACTGTCAAGGATGTATTACAGGCAAAGGGATTAAACCCAAAGATTGCAGTATTCATACCACAAGATGTAGATACCTCTGAGGAGGCTATTGCTGCGTGGGTAGATGAATACGGAGATGTCTTTGGTGTACAGCCCGCTCAAACAAATGAAGCGCCAACACAAAAGGGTCCAGACCTCTCAGCACAACACCGTATGAACAATGTCGTATCAACTGGCTCAATGCCAAGTATTGATGAGGACATGTTCGCCAAGGTCGCAGGTGTAAAGAGTAAAGAGGACCTAGATGCACTCCTTGGACTTAACTAATAAACAAACATCAACCAATCACCAGGAGGTGAACACATGGCATATAACGACACTACCTCGATGGCGGGACTCGTCAAAACAGCGTATGACCGTTATGTAGAATTCGCACTTCGTGCCCAGCCAATGATTCGTGCAGTGGCTGACAAGCGCCCAGTGCAGCAGGCGATGCCAGGTTCAAGCGTTGTATTCTCACTTTACAATGACTTGGCAGCGGCAACATCTGCTCTTTCAGAGACAACCGATGTAGATGCAGTAGCACTACCAGATGTCTCAACAGTTTCTGTAACTCTAAATGAGCAAGGAAATTCATCACTTACAACTCGCAAGTTAGAGTTGTTCTCACTCTCAGATGTTGACCCAGCAATCGCTGACATCATCGCATACAACATGGCGGATTCTCTGGACATCATTGCTCAGACACCACTTCGCCAGGGTACAAATGTTATCTACTCAGGTACAGCAACATCAACAGCAACAATCACAGCAGGTATGACAATCACATCTGCTAACCTTCGTAAGGCAGTTGCTAAGTTGCGTACAGGAAAGGCTGTTCCTCGTCAGGGAAGCCTATACTGGGCAGGTATTCACCCAGAAGTTTCACACGACCTTCGTGCTGAGACAGGCAATGTTGGATGGCGTGACATCCACACTCACACAGAGCAGTCACAGGGCAACCTATGGGCTGGCACAATCGGTACATACGAAGGTGCTTTCTATGTAGAAAACCCACGCATGTTCTCTGAGAAGGCTGGCGCTGACCAGACTGCTCTAGCAACAACAGCAGTAACAGTCGCTGGTACATCAGCAGGCTTTACATTCGGTGTTGCTTCAACAGCCGTCATTGCTTCTCGTGCAGAAGTTGGCGACAAGATTGCAGGAACAGGTATCGCTTCTGGTGCCAAGATTACTGCTATCACAACATCAGGTTCAACAACAACATTTACTGTTGACACAGCAAACACTGCTGCTGTCACAGCAACAACTGTTGTAACCGTTACACCAGTAACAGAAGTATTCGACACAATTCTCTGCGGTAAGCAGGCATTGGCGGAGGCTGTGGCTCAAGAGCCAGGCGTTGTTATTGGTAATGTGACTGACCGCTTGATGCGTTTCCGCCCAATCGGATGGTACGGCGTACTTGGTTTCGCCCGCTACCGTGAGGCTGCGCTATATCGCATTGAATCAGGCTCATCAATCGCTGCACTTTAATCGTGCGGGAGGGGTGGGGCGAAAGCCCTGCCCCTTCACTTATTAGTAAGGACAAACAATGACTCAGTATAAATTCACAACACCAACTGTTGAGGAAACTCCAATGGGTGAAGGAGTATTGTTTGAGCGTTACACCATCACACGAGGTGTCACTGTGATGCGGCATAATGGTATCTACTCCTCTTACCGATACCCAAGTCAGACAGAAACCCTATCTGCACAAGAACTGTACATGGGTGGAACTGTCACTGTTATTGACCAGGCAACCGCTGATGCCCTAACAGCACAGGGATACGGCGCTTACATAGAGGCTATCTAATGAATTTACATCAAAGACAAACGCACCCTGAATATGTTGAAGGTTGCTTTGGATGCAAAGTTACAACACTTGAAATGGGAGTAGGCGATGCCAACTCTAAGGTAGCAATGTCTACAAGTAAGTGGGATGCAGAACTAAAAGCCTATAAGGATGCTCGTGCACAAGGTATTCAACCAGCAGGAACAACCATGGCAAAGGTTCAAGAAGCGGTAAGAATTTCCGACAAGGTTGGTAAAGCCTTTGACGGTAACACGGGAACATTCAAATAGGAGGAGCCATGGCTGCTAGAAAGAAACCAGCAAGTAACAAGGTGCAAAAGGTTCAGGTTATTGATGATAACTACTCACCTTTAGAGCAGTACTGCATAGCCCTAAATGAATACTGGAAGGCGCTTAAGAAGGCAGGCTTCCCTGAGTCAATCTGCATGACACTTATCATGGATAGAGATTCATACCCTGATTGGATTCTTCCTAAGCCAATTAACCCAACCGATATACCACTGTTCGACCCCTACGAAGATGAAGATGAGGACTAATTATGTGCATTAAATGTGGATGCTACGGCTCAGTAAACCCCTACGGTGTAGGCGGTCGCGCACTAAACGCTGCTCCAGCAGAGGCAAACATTGCCTTGTATAACAACATCAAGATTGTTCGCATTGGCGAAGAAGGACCTATGGCAGAAAAGGATGACAAGAATGAAGAAAAGTACTCCTAAGAAAGACAAGGTTGCCAAGGTAATGGGTGAGTTTAAACGCGGAACCCTTAACGCAGGCAAAGACCCAAAGGGTCCTAAGAAGGCAGCAGTAGTCAAGAACCGCAAGCAGGCAATCGCTATTGCATTGTCTCAGGCTGGCAAGGCTAAGAAGCGTGCCAAGTAAAAAAGATTCACGGTTGACTCGAGCAGGAGTATCTGGTTTTAACAAACCAAAGCGTACTCCTTCTCACCCAACCAAGTCACATGTTGTGGTTGCCAAAGAAGGTAGCCAAGTTAAGACCATTCGTTTTGGTCAGCAAGGGGTAACTGGCGATAGAAAGCCATCAGCCCGTCAAGCATCATTCAAAGCACGCCACGCCAAGAACATTGCCAAAGGCAAGATGAGCGCGGCGTTTTGGGCAGACAAGGTGAAGTGGTGAAGAAGAAAGCATTTTGGGATACAAAAAATCCTAACAAGAAATCAAAACCTTTAACTGCATCTCAGAAGGCAAAGGCTAAGGCATCAGCAAAGAAGGCTGGTCGTCCCTATCCAAACCTTGTAGACAACGCAGCAGCGAAGCGAAAGGCTAAGTAATGGCAACAGGAGCAGCAGGAAGTTCATTGGCAGACGAACTCAATCGTCTTGCAAACGGTGGCACATATCCAGTAATGACAGCATACAAAGTAGAACAAGGTGCTGCTAACGCATGGGCTGGTACATCTGGTCTAGGTCTTATTGCTGCTCTTAATTACAAGGCTGATTCAACTCGCCAGCCAGATGACTACAAAGACTATAACGCCATCTGTAATGAGTTAGCAGGAACCACTGGATTATCAGGAGTCGTAGCCCTAAGGAGCATTAACCTATGAGTTCAACATTTAATGAACTAGCAGACCGCGTTGAAGCGGTG